TCCGGGACTTTTACAAACGGGTTAGATTATCCGAGATAGGTTAGCAACATGATTGAGAACACGATTAGAGAATGGTTAGACACGTTGGATTTGAACGTAGAACAAAGAGTTCTCTCAGGCCTTGCTCTAAGGCTTGCGGCTTCTTTTGACGAGTCAGGTAACACTTCCACAGCTGCGGAACTCCGTAAGACTGTTCTGGAACTCCAGCGGTCGCTAAAAGGCGCGGTCGTTGAGTATGACCCGCTTTCGGAGATTATGACCCGCTAATGCTTCAACTTCCGGCACGTTATACGCAACCACTCTCCGAGGACTTTGACACCGACGGGGACAGGCTCATTGAACTGATGAGCCTTTGTTGGGTTACGCCGGAGACTGACAAGCCAATCGAACTAGACGAATGGCAACGCTGGTTATTGCGCCGAATGTTGGAACGGTACCCAGCCGACCACCAGAAATACCCTGGGCAACTTCGCTACCGCCAAATCGTTTGCTCTATGGGACGACAGAACGGTAAGTCAGTCATCGGTGGAGGTTTAGCACTTGACGCCATGACCTTTCACCTAGGCGACGTCCTGTCTATCGCTTCGTCTCTTGACCAGGCGACGATTATTTACAACCGAGTGAAGCACGTTATCGACGTGAACGGTTGGTTGAAGAAAAGGTTTAAGCGCACAACGGAGACCCGAGGTATCGCAAAGCAGGACGGCACCGGAACTTACAAAGTTAGTCCGGCGAAAGAAGCGGCTCTTCAGGGCAAGCCAGTCAAGCGCGTAATCCTAGACGAAGGCCACCTAGCCAAAGCGGGTATTTGGACAGCAGCTACTAAGGGAGCCATGGCTCAGAAGGACGCGACTGTCATTATGATTACGACTGCCGGAGACCAAGACTCCACGACTCTAATCAACTTGTATAAGACGGCTGAAAAGGCTATCGCCGGCGACCCTTCTCTAGAACGCTTTGGAGCGTTTATCTGGGAGGCACCAGCGAACGCACCTATCAACGACCCGAGCGCAATCATGGCCGCTAACCCTGCCGTAGCCTGTGGACGTGTAGACATTGACCTGGTACTTTCGGACATTCAAACCCAGCCGGAACACGAAGTTCGACGCTACACGCTGAACCAGTTCATCACCGGCACTTCATCATCCTGGCTACCTAACAACCTCTTCCGAGCCTGTACCGGTTCAGGAGTCACCAATCTAAACGGAGCGGTCTTTGCCGTTGACATAGCACCAAACTGGACGAGTGCCGTAATCGCAATCGCCAACACTAACGGGGACGTACAAGAAACCGAACTTGTAGCGTCTTACAACAACCCGACCGAGGATTTACTCTTCGACGAACTAAAGCGTCTTGCTAGCCAGTACGGAGCGCGAGCCATAACGTTAGACGACAAGGTTCTAAGTAACCTGGGCAAACGACTCAAACAAGCTGCTCTTCCCGTCTGGCAACTCTGGGGCAAAGAAGTCTCCGCTTCGCACTCAGCCGTTTACGCCATGTTCGCGCAAGGACTAGTCCGACACAACAACGACCCTCTAGTAGTGGCTCAAATGGGCAACGGCGTAACGAAATACACAGGAGAGACTTGGCTAATCTCGCGCAAAGAATCACGCGGAGAGATAGACGCACTTATGGCGACAGTCATGGCTCTCTATGTTTCGTCTCGTTCGCAACACGCCGGCGTTCAAGTGTTCTAAAAAAGTTGTTAGTATGCTAGAGACATGGCTTCATTATGGACACGCATAACCGGCAAGACCGAAAAGCGAGCGGTACAACCGACTATTCCGACGCGCTCGGCTACTGTCGTGACCGCCGACACCGCGCTATCTTTGACAGCCGTATACCGCGCTTGTCAGATTATCGCTACGCCAATCTCAAAAATGACCGTAGAGACTTACCGCTACGCAAGCGGCGTGGGCGACCTAAGAATCGAAAATCCGCTACTAGTAAACAAGCCGTCACTATACGACAGCCGACGCGACTTCTTCTTCCAGACCGTAGTCTCACTAGCCACCGACGGAAACGCCTTCTGGTACAAGGACTTCGACAGCCGCGGCAACGTCAACAACCTAACTATCTTGCCAGCCTCCTCCGTATCAGTCACCTGGAACGAAGCGAAGACCGCTAAAATCTACGACTACGCTGGCGCAAACATAACCGGACGTGTAGAACACCTTCGCCTATTCTCAAAGGTTGGCGACCTTCGTGGCCTGTCACCAATCGCAGCGTGTTACAAGGACATAGCAGCAGCTCTTGACCTACGCGACTACGCGGCTAACTGGTTCAGTTCAGCCGGCGTTCCAACTGGAATCATCAAGTCAAACCGAATCATCACCAAAGACGAAGCGGCAACCATGACCGCTAACTGGCACAACAAGCAGCAGAACCGCCAGACTGCCGTCCTTGGTTCAGGCGACTCGTACGAGATTGTTCAATTGTCACCAAAGGACGCACTCTTTACTGACGTTCAGACTCAGGCAGTTCAGGCTGTTGCGCGTCTAATGGGTATCCCTGCTCGTCTGCTTCTAACTTCGACTCCTGGCGGTTCGGACACTTATTCAAATCTGTCTGACGAAAACCAGACCTTCTATCGTCACACTTTGACGAACTACACCGACGCAATCTCGGACGCTCTAAGCAACTGTCTACCTCGTGGCACCCGCGTCGACTTCAACTTTGAGTCACTATTTAAGGCTGACATTGCCGAACGCTACGCTTACTACAAGACTGGCGTAGACGGCGGTTGGTTGACAACCGAAGAAGTAAGAACTAAGGAAGGACTTTAATGTCTGAAATCGAAACCCGTTCCTTTGAAGTTCGCCTGGCGGACACCGAGGAGCGCACAATCACCGGACTGGCAGTACCTTACGGACAGGAAGCCAACATTGGCGGACAGTACAAGGAACGCTTTGAAGCCGGAGCAATCGACAACGTGGACGACGTGAAGTTGTTCTACGCTCACGAGGAACCAATCGGCAAACTTATCTCAGGCCGAGACACCGACGGCGGTTACGAGATTACCGCCAAAATCTCACACACTCCACGCGGAGAAGAAGTACTAACTCTCATGCGTGACGGAGTTCTAAACAAGTTTTCTGTCGGCTTCGTGCCGGTAGAAGACCGTTGGGAAGACAACAACTCAACGGTTATTCGCACTAAGGTATCTCTCAGGGAGGTCTCCGTAGTCGCGTTCCCTGCCTTCTCAGGCGCAACAATAAGCGAAGTACGCAACGAAGTCGAAATCGTCGACGAACCGGGCGAACCTCAAGAAAAAGAAAGTTCACTAATGTCAGAAAACATTGAACTGGACGTTCGCACCGCACTAGACGAGGTAGCAGAACTGCGCCGCGACCTAGAGGCAGTAAAGACCGTTCAGACCGTATCACCTGCCGTTCCTGCGTTCCGCTCACAGGGCGAGTTCGCTAAGGCTCTAGTTGCTGGCGAAGAAGAAGCAAAGGTTCTAGCGCGAGCTGCTTCGACTTCTGCTGACACCTACGCAGCTCCTGGCTTCATTGGGTTTATCAACAACCTAATCAACCTGAACCGTCCATCATGGAACGTATGGTCAAGCACCTCACTACCTGCTTCAGGTATGACCGTAGAGTACGCAACCGTATCGGCTAACACCCTTGCCGTTGGCGAGCAAGACCCAGAGAACGAAGCCTTGTCATTCGGCAACCTTTCAATCGACAGCGTCTCAGCAAACGTCAAGACCTACGGTGGCTATACCACCATGTCACGCCAGACCATTGAGCGTTCAAGCGTCAACTACCTTGACACCGCGTTCCAGGCTCTAGCAATCGCGTACTCAAACGCAACCAACACCGCAGCCAAGGCAGCAATCGCAGCTCTTGACTTCACCGGTAAGACCATGGACTTGGACGGCGGAACAGCTGCTTCAGTCATTGAGGGTCTAATCGACGGAATCAAGTACATCAAGACCAACTCTGGCCTAAACGCTGAGTTCATTCTTGCTTCAGCAGATTCATACAAGTACTTTATGAAGATTGCTGACTCGTCAGGTCGTCCAATCGTGGACATCAACCGCGACGGAGCGAACACCATTGGCACCGCAAACAACGACCTAACCGGCTCAATCTGGGGTATCCCAGTAATCGTTGACCCGTCACTAGGCACCGGACTTGCTTACCTTGCTAACAGCAACGCACTTCGCGTTCTAGAGGCTCCAGGTGCGCCAGTACGTCTCACCGACGGAGACGTAACTACCCTGACTGACTCTATTTCAGTATATGGTTACGCCGCTATCACCGTGCCGTTCGCTTCGGCAATCGTCAAACTAGACGTCACCGCTTAGTAGACGAACATGGCTGTTACGTTGGCAGAGTTCCAAGCATACGTCGGCACGGACGAGACTGACTTTACCCAAGAATGTCTCACCGCCGGACACGCTTTAGTCACGAACTACATTGGAGCGGTTACAACCGTGCCAGTAAGTATTCACGACCAGGCGACGCTTATCACGTCGTCGGAACTCTTCCACCGTCGCAGCGCACCTAACGGCGTAGCGCAGTTCGCGTCATTCGACGGCAATCCCGTCCGAGTGGCAAAAGACCCGCTAAACGCCGTCTATCCGTTACTGCTTCGTTATGTTGGAGCGGCCGTCTAATGACCAACGAAATCACGCTATCTAAGGTCGAACTAAAACTTGACCTAGAAGCAGCTGGGCTAAAAGTCTCGGACTATGTCCCCGAGCGTATTACCCCGCCAATCGTTATCATCAACGCCCGCACACCTTACCTAGCAGTCTCCGACCTATCTAACGAGTACTTCCTAAACGTCGAACTAGTTCTAATCGCAGCAACCGCTACGAATAAGCAGTCGACGGAAAAACTAGACGAACTACTTGCTGACGTTGTAAACGCTCTACCGGCTTACGCAAGAATGTTGCCAACCGGTGCGCCATACAATTTACAAACCAACAACGCCGAGTACCTAGCAATCAACGTCCCGCTAGAACTTGAAATAACTATCTAAGAAAGGGCAGTCAATCATGGCCGCTTCAACCCGCGTCAAGGCGCAGAACATCCTATTCAAGATTGGTTCAACCGACTATGCTTGCGACGCAACCATGGTTGAATTGACCCTAGACGACGCACCAGGCGACGTTCAGACCTTTTGTGAGTACCGCGTAGGCGGAGAGTGGAAGTTGACTCTAGAGGGTATTACCTCTGGCGACGCTGCTTCTCTTTACCAGGTGCTTTGGGCTAACTTCGGCACCAAGGTTGCGTTCACTATCGCACCTAACGGCAACGCTTCACCGTCATCTTCACAGCCGCACTACAAGGGAACTGTCGTATTTGACCAGTTGCCACCTCTATCACTAACTTCAAACGAGACCGTCAAGTTCTCAGTTGAACTAACTGTTGACAACGCAGTACACAACCCAGCAAGCGACATCTACTACGGCGTCGAAATCGACACCACCGCGTAACAATGTCCAATGCGTCCGGCATTAAAGTCAAGGGCTACAAGGCGTCTATAAAGTCTCTCCAGGCTATCGGGGTACCAACGACCGAGATTAAAGCAGCGGGTTCCGCAGCTGGAGAACTAGTAGCAGCTGAGGCTCGGTCTTTAGTGCCGGTACGCTCTGGGGCTTTGAGGCAATCTATCCGCGTTTCAAAGGCACTTGGGAAAGTTGAAATCAAGGCTGGTAACGAGAACCGTTTACCCTATGCCAATCCGATTCACTGGGGTTGGATTTATGACAAAGATAACTTCGTCCGCAAAAACATTAAACCGACTCCTTTCTTTAGTGCTTCGCTGAAGAAAAAACGTAAAGAAGTCTATGAGAAGTATTATGCGGAAATGGATAAACTAATAGCAAAGTATTCAACCACCGGCACAGAGGAGTAACAAATGGCAAGCA